GTCTACGCGACCCAGCACTACTTCGCGGTTGTGATTCCACAGATAGGGACCAGCGCCGTTGTTCAGGCGCGAAAAGTCTGCAGCGTCAGCATCATGGCTAAGCACCTCAGCGCCAAACCACCGCTCGACAGGTTGTTCCGAGCTAAACGAGAATCGAAATGATTCAGTATCCTCTGCTCGGTTTTGAATCTCGATAACGGCTTCGCGCTCGAATCGCTGGCCGACAAAATCGGCTCGCGTCTGGGGCTCGGCCGCCTTGGCGCGTGCGCGACGGGCTGGCATAACTCAAGGCGTGACTACATCAGAGGCTAGTGAACTTGGAAGACCTAGAGTCTTCCGTTTGTCCTGCTCTTTTCTAATCTGCGCCATTACTTCATCAAACTGCTCGCCGGAATAATCCTGGATTTGATTTTCCTCGGTGTCCATCATCAGTTCGCGCGCCGTCTTGATCGCATCCAACTCCTTACCAGGATCAACCCATGCCCAAGTGCGGGCCTGCCAGCGGGGTGTCAGGTAACGATCAGGGCTGACCCAGTAATCGCTAAACGTCTGCACCGGCAGCTCACCGCTAAGCATTGCAGCGTCAAACCAGTTTTCGTAAATGCGCTGGTGTATCTGCTGCACCATCATTGACTGCAACAGTCGCCAGTGGTCGCGATCCTCTAAAATAGACAGCCGACTACTGCTGTAGTTTGTTTCAGAAAAGTCACGACTTAAGGTTTCATAAGAACAGCCAAATCCGGCGGCAAACCGACGCAGTAGATTCCTGACAACATGATCGTATTGTCCATCATCTGGACCAAAGTCAGGCGGGATAACCTGCTGCCCTGGGTCCAGCATGTTGTAAGAGCCGGGTTCGGTATCGAACAACCGTTGGCCGTTTACAGTGGCATCACCAGGCAAGTCTCCTTCTGGGGATGTGATCCAGCCAAGCGAAGCAGCCTGAACACGCTTCCTGGTCCAATGGGCTTCTTCGTATTTACCAAGCGCATTGGCAGTTGTTGCAACTGAAGTCAACCCAGGCATTCCGCGCGATTGTCCGACGCGTTCTGGGATGAAGAAATGAATAATGTCTTTCGCGTCCACAAACTCATGTCGTTCGCCGTAGTGATCAGTCCTCAATTCAGCATCACCAGGATGCTTTCGCAGGATTGCATAACGGGTCGGCCGTCCCCATTCATCACTTTCAACGCCAAGGCGCCAACGATGGCCGGGCCGTTCGCTGATGCCCGTGTAGCACTCGTCAAGCTGATCGGATTCAATCAGTTCCAGGGCGAGGGGAATCCTGCTTCGACCAAACGGGCGGCGCACCATGCGAATCAAAATCTCTCCCGCATCTGGCAGCGAACCAACGGCCATGATTTCAATGCCGTTAAACGACAGAGTGCCGCCAACGTGACACGAATCTGGGCGCATCCATTTACGCCAAAGCGCATCTACGATTCGATTACGGCGCTCATCTAACGTATCACCATCTGCCTTAAAAATTCGGCTGCGCAGCCTGATCCCGTTTGGACCAACTACATTGACAACCGTTGTCCTGCGGGCTTGCGCACCATACGGATTGTTCCTGCTTAGCTCGCGCGTGCGTTTACGCACCGACGTAATGCTGCCACGGATGATCGCATCGGCGGATCCGCTGGAGCCAAGAAAATCAGCAGTCAACCGCGTAACGCGAGCTGCATCATAACCACGCGCGCCCTTTGACGCGATCAGTGTTTTAATCAGCCAAGTGCGCAGGCCCATCAGGTAACCGGGGTGAAGCGAACGTAAAGACGGCGGCCATCGCCGAGACCATTTGCAATATCTTCAGCACGTTTCTCGGCTGCAACCTGCGCCTTGAGGCGATCACGCCACTTAATCAACTCAGCCAAGTCAGCACGACGCACCTTGCGCCCGTTACCGCTATTGCCAATCCAGTATTCCTGCGCTCCAGTCGTCAAAGCACGAATCGCTGCCTCAACGCTATCAAGATCCCTCTGAGCCTGTGACCGAAGATCAACCGCTGTTGGATTGCCGACGTATGCCAGGCTTCGTGTGATCGAGAACGACGCGCTGTTGACAGTGACGGGACCAGTGGGGGTGGCCGCAATCTCCTGCAGCCTCCATTCACCAGGAACAAGCTGAGCGGTGGCCTGGCCCTGCAGCGTAAACGTCCACACGCCATTTACGGGACCACTGGCAGCCACCGTGGCGCCGCTGGCGGCATTCGTGCGCAGGTACGCCGTAATTGCCGTCGCGTCCTCGGGCGCTCGCTCCTGAGTCCAAGTAACAAGGTCGCCGGCCGTGAACGATGCTGGGATTGCGGCCATCAGCGCTTGAGCACGTTAAAAGACCTACGGGTAGGCTTTTCAGAGTCTAGTTCGGGCTTGGAAGCGCGAGCGTCAATCGCCGTGCGGAACTGATCCCAGATCGTTTTCTGGCTGTACTTTCTATACAGTAACTGCAGTGCTGCGTAAGCATACACAGCACAGTCAAGTGCCTCGTTTCGTGCATTCGGCTGCTTGACCCACGCACGCACCGGGAAGCCGTTTGCTCCGCGTTTGAGGATCTGCTTCTCAGCGGTCAACTGCTCAAAGTATTCTATATTGGCTTGAGCGCCAAAATGGATGAATCCGGGGCCAAGCTCGGTCACGCCTTTTAGCCTGCCAAACAATGTTGTCTTGATCGTATCAGTGCCTAGCAGATAGACCAACGCACCTTTTTTGACGGATCTGCCCTTGTAGTTAAAATCAACGGCTGATCCCTTGCCGACCGCAGGCTGTGCTGGCCTGCTAGAGCCCTTGATCGCTGCAGCTATTCGATTCTCGCGGCAATACCGATACACCTCGGCCGTTGCGTGACCGCCAGAGTCAACGCAGGTTTGCTCAATGCCGATTTCCACGCCATCAACGCGACGCCATGTCGAAGTGAGCAGCTTCGTCAACTGCTGCCACACTTCGTCGCCAGTCGGGTCGCCATGGATCTCCGTGTGATGCACCAGCCAGGCTTCTTCGCCTGCACCCCACCCCCACACGGAGATAGCCAGACGCTCACCAGTGGCGCCTCCACCGCCCTGCACGTCCACTCCAGCAGTCAGCAGGACTACGCCATCGTCTAGCTCATCCAGGTACGGCTCCTTGCGGCCCAGGAGGCCATCGGCTGACACCTTGCTGGCGTAGTCGTCCTCATACGGCAGACCCAGCACGGTGTTGACAAACGTTTTGAGTGCTTCAGGGTTGTCACGGCACTCAATAAACTCCTCAACCAGGTTCTCCCAGCTTGCATTTGGGCTATAGCTGTACGCCGCCCAGATGTGAAATCCGATATGTTTGGTGGAGCGCGATGCTGCCGTAGCGCGCCATTCACCGCGCTCGACCATCCATCGCTTCTTGCCATGCGGAATTAGACTTTCGCACGACTCACATTGGTACCTCGCGGTGCTCGGATCATCGTCCTCCCATTTCATCTGCTCCCAGCGCAGATACTGCATGTGTCCACAATCGGGGCATGGCACAAAGAATCGCCGTTGGTCCGTCTTCAAGAACTCGCGCTCAATTCGCGAAAAGTCCTTCGTCGTCGGCGTGCTGCCATCGGCAATCTTCCTGTTCCAGAAATACTCGCTACGCCTAATGCCCAGTTTGATCTGATCACCCTCTGCAGTGCTCGCAGGGTAGCCATCTGTTTCGTCGAACAAGACCACGCGCCTGCTGACACGACGGAAACCACGCGCGGAGTTGGCGCCGACCAGACCCAGTGTTCCGCCAGGGAATTGCTTCGACAGGATCGTGTTTGATCCATCCTTGGCCTTTACTTCGGAAAACAGATTGCGCAGGACGGGCGTGTCCCGAATCATCGGTGCAATCTCCTCCTTGGAATAGCCCTCGGCATCTTCAACCGTTGGCTGCACCAGCATAATTGGACACGGATCCTGGTGCGCGAAATAACCTATGGCGTGGTTGAGCATTTTGGTATATCCGATTCTCGCTGATTTCATCACTGTAATCCTTTCAATAGTTGGATCAGTGAATGCGTCCATCATTCCGCGTTGATACGGCAGCGTTTTCCATCGCCCCATTTCAGCCGATGATTCAGCTGACAGCACGGCATAGGTATCCGCCCACTCGCTAAGACTCAGCCTTTTGGGCGGCGCCCACAGGCGCATGATTTTATTCTTCAGATTCATTTGCCAGCGCCTCCAGGGCTTCGCGGACCAATTCAGTCAGAATCTCAATCTCCTCTAGGTCCAGGTGCGGGATTCGCTGCTTTGCCATCGTCGGCAGTGCCAGAAGCTTTGTCTTGCTTGCATTGATTGAATCAGACCATGCTTTCTCGACTTCGACGCGCGTGAGCAGCTCGCCTTCCTTCTTTTTGCGGTCTAACTCAAGCAAATTTGCTTTTTCGTACTCCGCTCGCGCTCTGCTGATCGTGTAATCAGGGATTTCGCTGTCATTTGGCCAGTTCTCCTGGTTTTCTGGGGATTCTGGCTGCAATAGAGGCAGTTCTGGCCGTGCTCTATGCGGCTGCACAGAAGCCTTCTGTTCGTGTCCGACATTAGCAAGATACTCACTAATCAGGACTTCATCGTTAAATCTATAGACTCCGTTCTCATTCTTGCTTGCGCTCTTGGGGAGCCTCCCACGGTTGGCCAGCCGCTCCAGGTTCTGCCGAGAGCAGCTCCTTGAAAGCTCATTTTCGATCAATCTGGCCGCTTGAGTTGGATTTAGCAGCACGGGTGCAGCCTGGGTGCAAGTTGGGTGCAACTGTATCATAGCTATTCAATTACGGGGTCAAACACATTGCGGCAGAATGAGTCTACTCAATGTCTCAAATCAGGTAATTTTCATGAATTCAGATAAAGTTCAGAAAATGCACCCACTTGGGTGCAACTTGCATTTTTATTATCTAGACGTGCTATAGTGTCCGGCTTCGTTGACCCTTATTGAGAACGATTATCAAGAC